CGCGTGTTGGCCTGCATCCGGTTGAATTGTGGTCGGACGGTTCAGTCCACTTTGGAAATCCAATTACTGAAGTGGGCGGTCAAGTCGCCGCTAGAGAAGTTCGTGACGCTGCTGGACGAATCCCTGCAAGAGCAAAAGTTGGGCCTCTTATGGGCGTTCGTTCAGTTATTAAGGCCGCCGCTCAAGAACTTTCCATTGCTGGCATGAAGTTGGATGAGAGAGTCTTTGCCACGATTGCTGAAGCCCTTGTTCGTGCCGATGCCACCAAGTTCCGAGCAGGAGCCTTCAACAAGGTGTTCTGGGAAGAATTGGCCAAGGCACTTCCTCCTGAGGTTGTGGCCAATCTTCGTAAGCCCGCTGAACGAGCCTTCATTGGCGGCGTGGATCGCACGGTAATGGATGTTGTGCAGCGGGAAGACATGGTCGCTTCTGTATGGCACGCTTTCAATACTGGTCGCCACCAGATGGCAGGAACCCCCAACTCTCTGATCTTCCAAGTGCTGCAGGAGATCCGGGATCGTGGTGGCAAGGTCAACCGCCAGATCGTTGGCGAGGTGATTGACGAACTTCGAAGCATCCGTCAGGCTCCTCCTACGCGAGTGAACAAGCGTGGAGCCACGATGGTCGATTTCAATGCCCGCCGCGCTAGGGTGATTGAGATCATCAATAAGCGGTCGGCTGGCGGCAAGGATATCAAGATTGCAGATTCCCTGCTGAAGAGGATTAATGCAACGGCTGGCAATGTAGCGACTGCGGGAGCCATGGAAGCGGCGCGGGCCGCTGTGGGTGGGCTCTCCAAGGATGCCTCCGAGATTCCTCGTATCCACGCTTGGTGGGAGAGGATTCCGGGCCTGAGCAACTACCTCAATCAGGCCGCTTTGCTGATGGAGTCTGAGAATGGGTGGGCACGAATGCTTGGCCATGTCGGCTTTAATGCCCGCCGTGCGTTTGAAAATATGCCGCAGCCCACGACCATCATGGAAGCCGGGAACATGGTTGTCTCCGAGATGACCTATGGGTTCATGCGTGGCTACCGAAACGCCTACACCCGCTTTGCTCTTGGCAAGGGTGTGGACAACGTGTCTGCGACTCCGGGACTGGTTGATGCCCTGCGAACGTCCTTTGGATCTGAGAACCGGGCCATGCGCCGGGAGTTCAACAAGCGTGTTGCAGCCCAGTTGCGTAGTGGTTTGAACAACGATGCCCATGAAGCCGTCAATGAGGCTGCCAAGGGTATCCGGGAACTGTTCAACAAGATGCATGGGATTGCCCATGGCGTGGGTCTGAAGGGATTCACCACCTCGGCAGTCAACAACTACTTCCCGCGACTGTGGCGATTTGATCGCATCCGGCGACTGGCTGAGACCGAGGCTGGCAAGGCCGACCTTCGTAACCTGATTGAGCGGGCTCTTGATCTGGGTGGTCGCAAGGTCGTGATTGATGGCGTGGAGCAGACGTTTAAGGGCGATCTCAAGGAGGCTGCCCGTGTCTTCTCTGAGCGTCTGATCAAGATTGCCAAGGGAACTGAGAATGCTCCTCTTATGGAACAGGATCAGGAACTCTTTGATGCGCTCGACAATCTGGCGGGCATCATCAAGGGAACGGGCGGAAGCAAGACTCCCTTTGGACGCGCTCGTACCATTCTTGATGAATCGGCTTCAGTGGCCACCTCGGCAGACCATCTGAATCACGGCAGTTCGGCTATGAGCCTTGCTGACCTGACCAACGATGATCTGCCCATGGTCTTCCGCAAGTACACCACCTCGGTGATGGGCGCGGTCAATGAGAAGCGGTTGATCAATGCGTTCAATGAGGAATTCAAACTTCGTGGAATCCTTGGGCCTGTCAAGACCGTTAAGGGTGTTGAGGTTCAGGAAGCCATTGAAGTCAACTCCATCAACGAACTGTTTGCAACGATCAAGACTCTTGGTGGTGCAATTAACAGTACCCATGAATCGGGTATGCGTGAGGTCATTGCTGCCCTGCGCTACGAGCCGATTCACTCTGGTGCGTCCACGTTTGGCGACAAGGTGCTTGGTGTGGTGCTTCCTTACGGCTACCTGACTACGGGTGGTCAGTTTGGTCTGGCCGCCTTGGGAGAAGTTGCCCGCATCATTGGTACTGTTGGAATCCGTAATGCTGTTAATCAGATTCCGATCCTGACGGAAATGGTTGGCAACTGGCGAAACATGGACCGTCCAACACAGAACTTCGCATCGTTCATCGATCAATGGTTCTCGCCATCGACTGACCGTATGCGCCGTATGTTCATGGATGCCTCCGGTCAGCCGGATGAATACGCATCCCTGCCCAAGCGGGCTCTTACGGGGGCTGCAAACCTGATGGCTGATGCGTCTGGTCTGGCCCCCATCACTAGTTGGACGCAGCAGTTGACGGCAGCCTGTTCTATTCAGCATCTTTATGATGTTGGTAGGGGAGCCCGTAGGCTTGATAAGGCCACCCTCAGTACCCTTGGTCTTACGGTTGAGAAGTACGACAACCTGATCAAGTTTGTGGGAGCCAACGCTGAACTCAAGGATGGATTCCTTGGGCAGCGTGTCATTGGCCTGAAGCGCATGGATGCCATTGAGGTGGATGACCTGAAGGGCTTTGTGGATCGCATGGTCCGCACCCGCATTCAGGACATTCCGACCCGTGGCGACTTTGCCAAGCAAGCCTTTGGCTTCTGGGGCCGCCTTGCCACCCAGTTCCGCAGTTTCAACATCAAGGGAATTGACAACTTCCTGATTCAGAACGCTACCCGTGTGGCCCGTGGTGGTGCTGAGGGTCGGGCCAAGGTGGCTTCTGAGATTGCCTACACCATGCTCTTTGCAGGAACCATCCAGTATCTGAGGAACTACGCAGACTGGAGTTCGCTGAAGGCTGCGGGCAATGACGAGAAGGCAACCAAACTGGAACCCACTCTTGGAATTGGCGGCTTTGTCAAGGGATCCATGTCTGGTCCTTCTGAGTTCTGGCTGGCCACGATGACTGCAGACTTTGCTTGGACGCGGGCAGTTGACCCGGATCCGATCTTTGCCCCCTACCGTTACAGCGGTCTGAAGTGGTACGGATTCCCCGGCGAAGCCATGGGAACTCGTGCAGCCTCCGTGTTTGGCGATGTTTACGGAGCGACCGTGGGTGCTGCTCTTGATCTTGGCGTGAAGCAAGAACTCACGACTGGAACCCTGCACAAATTCCGTCTTCTGACCCCCGCTCAAAACTACCCCGGTCTTAAGCAAATTCTCAATGTGACCGAACAGCAGATTATTGACGAATTTAATCTTCCAACCACCCAATCCCGTACTAGGGACTGATTCTAAGGAAACTTCCACATGGCAAACAGTTATAACCTCTATACCGCCAACGGCTCAACCACGGATTTCAGCCTTGTTGGGATTGATGGCTGGATCAGCAGCGGCTTTCTCAAGGTCTATGTGAACGACACTCTGGTTACGACTGGGTATACGTTCCAAGATCTGACCACTGCCGCTCCCTTTGTCCGCTTTACCACGGCCCCCGCTAATCAGGCTCAGGTTCGGCTGCAGCGTGAAACTCCGAGCACTGTGGCATCCTTTCAGGCCAATGTCGTGGACTTCAATGACGGCTCGGTGCTGACTGCTGCCGATCTGGACAAGGTGGTGACTGGTCTGGTCCATGTTGCTCAGGAGGCTGAGGACACGGGTTCAGGAGCCCTTGGTCTGACTGTGGATGAGACCAATTGGAATGCCGACTCTAAGCGCATTACCAATATGGATGATGGCATCAATGCTCAAGATGCTGTAACCATGAATCAGTTGACTACGGCGACTATTTATGGTGGAGCCACCGTCATTCCTCAGGTCTGGTATTTCAATGGAAACGGAACTACGACCTACACGCTTAACCCGCTTCCGTTGAATACTACGCGAGAAATGTTCCTTGTTGAAGTTGGTGGAGTGCTCCAGCAGCCCGATACCTACACGATTACCAAGGAAGCCATTATTTTCAATAGTTCGTTTGCAAGTACTATTGGAATCTCTGTTAGAAACTTTGGTGTGTCGCGAAACGTCATCGATGGAGTGAACACCTCAACCCTTCAAGACGGCTCCGTGACCACTCCAAAGATTGCTGATCTGAATGTTACTACGGCCAAGATTGCTAACTCTGGAGTTGCCACGGCCAAGATTGCCGACGATGCCGTCACTTATGCCAAGATGCAGAACGTGTCTGCCACCGACAAGGTGCTTGGCCGCAGTACCGCTGGTGCAGGCAATGTTGAAGAGATTGCTTGTACTTCGGCAGGCCGGGGCATGATCGCTGCAACCGATGCTTCTGCTCAGCGCAACCTTCTTAGCCTTGGTTCTCTTGCCGTAAAGAGCACGGTATCGAATGACGATATCGCTGATGGAACCATTCAACTTAACAAGTTGCAAAGTCTTGACGCATTTAAACTTATTGGAACAGGTGCTGCTATTGGTACTCCTATTGCACTAAATTCTACAGGTTTTGGTCAAGCATTGTTTCAGACAACCAACAATGCAACTTTTAGAGCCACTACGGCTATGTACAACGCCACGGCCACCAATTTCATTGGCCTTGGCAATGCAAGTGTCCTGACCTCCGCTGCGCCTTTGGCTACAGACATGATGCTTGGAAGGTGGACCAATTTCCGCTTTAACTCAGGTTTGAGCACTGCGTCCATTGGTGTCAACAATCAGACATGGCTCTGCTTTTGTGTACCGTCTGCGGGTGGTAACTTTGGAGTTGGCCTTATTACCGTTATCAATAACGTGCTGAAGACTCCGCTTCAAGTTGCTGAGGATTGTAATCTACCCACGGACGGCAATTCGTATGCGTTCTGCTGCGTCCGCGTTGCATAAGGAAACCAAATGCCTACCTACATCAATCCCGCAATGACCACTGGTTTGCTTGTGACTAACAACAAGTTGTCTGAACTGGCTGTAGATGCGGCAACGCAGGAAGTGGCCATGGATAACATTGGCCTTCTGTATGTCCTGCCTATTGGCACGATTATTCCTTATGCTGGAACTGTGCTTCCGGTAGGCTTTTTGACCTGTGACGGAACCGCTGTTAGCCGGACTGGTTATGCAGGGCTCTTTGCAATCACGGGAACTCGTTATGGTTCTGGCAACGGAACTACCACGTTCAATTTGCCCAACGTGACGGCTGGTCTTACGCTTTCTGCCTCTAGCGTGGCCTACATCGTCAAGTATGACAACACCAGCGGCATTCTTGAAAGCCCGTAATCATGCACGGTGAATCCGAAATGATGCTGGCTATTGGTCGGCTAGAAGGTAAAGTGGATACGTTGATTCAGATGCAACGCATTCAGGAAGATCAGATCAAGAACCATGAAGAACGACTTCGGGAACTGGAGCATTCGCGGTCTTTTACTATGGGTATGGCTGCGGCTGTCGGGGCTGTGGTCTCAGTTACACTCAATCTCATTGTAAAAGCCCTCAACTAACACAGGAAACACAATGGCTACTTTCAAGATTATTGACGCACAGGCAATCACGACTTCTCCCACCAACTCTTCGGCTGTCAACCCAGATCTGACCCCGGATCGCTATGGCACGGTTGTCGTGACCCACAGCGGTTCTCGTCTTGCCGCAGGATCTACGGTTTCCGTGTACCTTCAGGGCTCGTTTGACGGAACCAATTATTTTGACATTGAAGCCATGAAGCCGAGCGATCCCACTTACATTGCAGGAACGCTGAACTCGTGGTGTCGTGTTGTGCCCCTTGTCGCATATGTTCGTGTGTCTGTGGTCAACGGTGGCGGGCTGACATACAACGCTTGGGTGTTTGAATAATAGGAGAACCCATGGGCCTAGTTCCATACACGGCTGGTAAGCGGCGCACCTTGACCCCAATTCGTCAAAGTGTTTCTGATGGCTCCACGCTTTCGCTTGACTTCACCACGGGTGTCCTTGACCCGCGCCTGACGTTCACGCGCAGCACCAACGCCACCTTCATCAACTCGCAGGGGTTTGTGCAATACGCCGAAGCAAATATGCTCGTCAACTCTCCGATGCAGGATGCTGCAAATCCTCCTTCGGGGTGGACGTTCTTTGGTACCGGCGGAACAATATCGACCCCCGTATCTGGAAGCAGAAAAATTGCAACTACGGGGTCAGGTCAGCAGGTGTTCACGTACCAAAGTCTGAATCTTCCACAAGGACTTACCTTCACGTTGTCGTTTGTAGTTTCGGAAATTACCGGGACGATAAATTACAACGGAATTTGCTTTGCAGATGGAGCCGCAAGCAGCCAACTTTGGGTAAACGGCGCACAGATTACTAATTTCAGCGCGCAAGCCGTTGTTGGTTCATACTGCTTAATTTATGTGCCTGGTGCAGGCGCGACTGCTCATCGAATTGGAACAGGAGCAAACTCATCTTCTTCCGGCGTGTGCTCCATGACTTTCCACTCTGCACGGGTGCAGCCGGGTTCATTCACGACGACCACCTACATTCCGTCTACCCTTACGGCGGCATACCACGCCCCCCGCTTCGACTACGACCCCACCACACGGGCTCCTCGCGGGCTGCTGCTTGAAGCGCAGGTTCCCAATCTTGTTGCTAGAAGTCAGGCTCTAAATCAATCTCCGTGGCTCAAAGCAGCAACGAGTATTTCTGAAACAGGTACAGGCTCTCCGGCAAATGACGCAACATCTAATGTCCTAACGTGGACAAATGGAACGGCAGTAGGGTCTGCGTACACGGAGCAATCGGGGCTTCCTGTGTCTGCTAGTCAGCCGTATACATGGAGTGTGTGGCTGAAGAACCGTGGTAATCAACGTGTATCTGTATTCGGATTTACCAAGACATCGGCAAATGCCTTTTCAGGCAACTTGGAAATGACCGTTGATTTCAGCGTGGCAACTCCAACCGCAGCCATAACTACGTCCACTAATTTCACCAGCACATCTGTGACTACGCCGGTTGCGTTTGGAAACGGGTGGTATCGCTGCACGATGACTGGAACGACTCCAAGCAACGCGGCTATAACTGGTTTTGGTATCTCAAACAAAAATGCTGTTCCAGCAAGTGGAACAAACGGCTGCGAGGTTTGGGGCGCACAACTGGAGACAGGCTCCGGCGCATCCTCGTACATCCCGACCGGGGCGAGTCAGGGGAGCAGGGCGGCGGATTCCTGCGTGATGACCGGGACGAACTTCTCGTCGTGGTTCAATGAATCGGAAGGCACTTTTATAGCGCAATTTCAGACGCAGCATCAAGGAAACACTTCCAGCGCGGCATACTTGCTTGCACTTGACAGCAGCGCATCAAAGCGACTCATATACCTAAATACCACTCTAGACACCGCATCCACATTTGATGGAAACTTGGTGATTAGTGCTGTGGGAGATGTGACTGGAGTGCTTGCAAAGGTTGCAAGTGCCTACAACAGTTCCGAACGCGCACTCGTTGCAAATGGCGGAACAGTTGCTACTGGATCAGTCGCAGTTGGCTACTCATCTGCAACGAGTCTTGGAATTGGACTTCTTGCTTCCAATTCAACTTTCAAGCAAATTAAATTCTTTCCGACTCGGCTTTCAAATTCGCAACTTCAGGTGCTAACGGCATGAGTGATTACTATCTACGCTCAAACACAGAGTCCGATCTTGACGATGCACTCATTGCCGCAGGGCTAGCCGAGGAACGCACCGACGAGGAAGGCGAGGTCATGGTGCTGCCCGTCGCAGGTGTCACCCTTGACCGCATCGGGCCGATTCCAGCCAAGGTAGACGAAGAAAACGTCATCGTCAGTCCCGGAGACACCCGTTACCACGCTAATCTGCGGGTGTCTTTTGAACTAACGCAGGATCAGATCGATGCGTTGCCTACCTTCGGTCCCGCTCCCTCCATCCCTTACCGAGTATTCCTGTGAAACGCGAACTTCTTGAACACATCCACAATGCTCTGGCAGAAGAACTGCTGAAGAAGATCATGGATGGTTCTGCTACGGCCACGGAACTCAATGTTGCACGGCAGTTCCTGAAGGACAATGGAATTGACTGTGCACCCATTGCCAACACGCCCATGCTGAACCTTGCCAAGATCATGCCGTTTGATGAAGAGGCTGCGTGAACGAACTTGAGAGAAAACTCAAGGACTTCAGGAACTTTGTCTTCCTGTCGTGGGATCACCTTGGGCTCCCGGAGCCAACACCGATCCAACTGGACATCTCTCAGTACCTCCAGAAGGGTCCACGCCGCCGAGTCGTACAGGCGTTCCGTGGTGTGGGCAAGAGTTGGCTTACT